TTGAGGCTGGGGACAGGGGAGCCTGATGCAAGAGCTAACCCCCAAGCAAGAGGCTTTTTGTCTAGCATACATCGAAACCGGCAACGCATCTGAGGCATACCGCCAATCCTATGCGGCGGAAAAAATGAAGCCAGCCACTATTAACGTCAAGGCCAGCGAACTTCTTGCAAGCGGTAAGATTTCGGTAAGGGTAAAAGAATTGCGGTCGGCATTGGTTGATGAATTTGCGGTAACAATTGAAACGATCAAGGATATGCTGATCGCTGACCGGGATTTTGCCCGCGACCTGGAAACGCCTGCAGCTGCAATATCGGCCACTATGGGTCTGGCAAAGCTGTTCGGCCTGCTGACCGATAGGGTTGACGCAAAGGTAACTGCCATCGGGATGCCTGACATTGTACTGAGCAAGCCCGATTGTTAGCCTGACCGGCCCACAATATGACTTTGTGACGGCTACCGAACAATTCCCCGCAATGGTAGCAGGCTTTGGCGCTGGCAAGTCGCACGCCGGAATCTGGCGCACATTGTTGCTCAAGCGGCGTTATCCGTCCTGCGATGTGGCCTACTATCTGCCGACATATGACCTTGTGACCCGCATGGCCTTACCGCGCTTCGAGGAAGAGCTGAGCGGCATGGGGGCGCGGTTCAAGATCAATAAGAACGACAGTGTGATAAACATTGACAATTGTGGTTCGGTCATCCTGCGCACAATGGACAATCCCGCCAGGATCGTGGCCTATGAAGTCGCTGACAGCATCCTTGATGAATTGGACACGCTGCCGACCGAAAAGGCCCGCGAGGTCTGGAACAAGGCAATCGCCCGCAACAGGCAGAAGAAGCCTGACGGGGCAATCAACACTGTCGGAGTTGCCACTACGCCAGAGGGGTTCCGTTTCGTCTATGAACGGTGGAAGCGCAACCCCGCTTCGGGCTATCGTTTAATTCAGGCTCCAACGCAGAGCAACGCGGCGAACCTGCCTGATGGTTATATTGACAGCCTGCGGGCATCCTATCCGGCCAACCTTTTGGCTGCGTATCTCGACGGGGAATTTGTCAACCTTACGACCGGCAGTGTTTACGCAGAATATGACCGCACCCTAAACGCCAGCAGCGAAGCGATCCAGGCCGGAGAGGCGCTGCACATTGGCATGGACTTCAATGTAGGCCAGATGAGCGCGGTTGTCTTTGTCATGCGGGACGGCAACCCTCACGCTGTCGATGAAATTACCGGTGTTCTCGATACGCCCGCGATGATTGCCACCATACGGGGCCGCTACGAAGGTCACGCGGTTTACGTCTATCCTGATGCTTCGGGCAACAGTCGCAAATCCAACAATGCAAGCGAAAGCGATATTTCATTGCTCCGCTCTGCCCGCTTCAATGTGCTGGTGGCGACAACAAACCCGGCAATCAAGGATCGGGTGTTATCCATGAACCAGATGATTCACAGCGAGGGCGTTCGCCGCCTGTTAGTCAATGCCGATAAATGCCCCTCCTTTGTCGAAGGGCTTGAAAAGCAGGCTTATGACAAGAACGGCGAACCGGACAAAACAGGCGGCCTCGATCATGTCAATGATGCTGGCGGATATTTCATATATTACAAGTTCCCCGTCAAGGGCCGAGCGATGCAACGTATCTCAATAGGCGGTGTGTAAATGTCAGTAAAAACCACTCACAAAGCCTATGACAAATACAGCGGCAAATGGAAGCGTTGCCGTGATGTTGTAGCTGGACAGGATGATGTCCACGCAGCTGGTGAGGCGTATCTGCCAAAGCTGAAAGACGAAACCGCCGACGATTACAGCGCCCGCCGCAAGCGCGCTACGTTCTATAATGCGACCTGGCGCACGATTGCCGGACTCACGGGTATGCTGTTCCGCAAAGACCCCGCAATGATTGTTCCTGCTGGGGTGGCGGGATATCTTGAAGATGTAACCATGTCCGGCACCTCTTTCGGCACCTTTGCCCGCGAAGTCGCTGGCGAGGTGATCGAGGTTGGCCGGATCGGGATTCTGGTTGACCACCCTGCGGTGGAGAATGTGCAGGGCATTACGGTAGATGCCTCCGCCAAGCTGGGCCACCGTCCAATGATGCAGGTCTATCTGGCCGAGAGCATCATCAATTGGAAATACCGCCGAGTAAATAACCACTATGTTCTATGCATGGTGGTATTGCAGGAAACGACCACCGAGCCGGAAGATGAATTTACCGACAGGGAAATCGTCCAATACCGCGTTCTTGATCTGGACGAGCGCGACCTTTACCGGGTTCGTATATTTCAGGTCGATAAGGACGGCAAGGATATCCAGATCGGCGGCGATATGTATCCGCTGATGAACAGTAAACCGCTTGACTTTATCCCTTTTGCCATTGTCGGGACGGACGGCATTGATAGCGACCTTGACGAGCCACCCCTGATTGATCTGGTGGACTTGAACCTGTCGCATTACCGCACCAATGCGGATTACGAACACGGTTGCCACTTTACCGGCCTGCCCACCGCCGTTGTTTCTGGTTACACGCCGGAAAATGCCAGCGAAAAAATGTATATCGGCAGTCGGGCCGCCTGGGTTTTCCCTGATCCTGCCGCCAAGGCGACCTTCCTTGAATTTACAGGGCAGGGCTTGCAATCGCTTAAAGATAATCTGGACCGCAAAGAGCAGCAAATGGCAGTTCTGGGCGCAAGGATGCTTGCCGCTGAGAAGAAGCAGGCCGAGACGGCCACCACGGCGGCAATCCACCGCACGGGCGAGAATAGCGTTTTATCCGCCATTGCTATTGCAGTATCCGAGGCGCTGACATGGGCGCTTGACGTATTCGCGCAATGGTCGGGGCAATCCGGCGCGATTGAATTTGACATCAACCGCGAATTTATTGCCGTAATGATGGACGCAAGCCAATTGCGCGAACTGGTGGCGGCATGGCAGGCGGGGGCTATCAGCGAGCCGGAATTGTTCGATATGCTGCAGCGCGCCGATGTGGTTGACGGGAAAAAGACGCTAGAGGAACACCAGGGCGAGATTGACACGGTGGAATTACCGGCACCGGATCAAATCGCAGCATGAGCGAGATCGAACTTCAGGACAAGATACTTAAACACACGCTAGACCTTATGCGCCTATCCGCGCACGAGCAAAGCGAAGTTGTCAAGATACTCGAACAGCTAGAAGATGAACTAAAGCAACTCCTGCTGTCGCGTGATCTATCCGGTGCATCGCGGGCGCAAATCAATGCGCTGGCAGTGCAGGCGGGCGAAGTAATCAAGACCGGCTATGCTACGGCAGCCCGCTCGCTGGATACGAAGGCGCTGGCGATTGTCATTGCTGAAAAGACGCAACTGGCCATTGCAGCGATTATTCCAACTGCGGTAATTCTCCCGACCCCTGAAACATTGGCCAGCCTGACCGATGATGTCATTATCGAGGGCGCGCAATCGTCTAAATGGTGGTCAAAGCAGGCCAGCGATACGGCTTTCAAGTTCGCCGCTCAAATCCGCCAAGGGGTGATTAACGGCGAGACTAACGAAAAGATTGTTTCGCGCATTACCGGCAAAACCGGCTTCATGGGCGTGTCTCGCCGTAGTGCCCGAACGCTGGTTCATTCTTCGGTGATGGCATCTGCCAATAATGCCCGCCTCGCCACATATCGAAAGAACAGCCGCCTGATTAAAGGGGTGCGGCAATTATCCACACTTGACAGCAAGACCTCTGACATTTGCATCGCCTATTCGGATGGCGAATGGGACTTGGACGGGGAGCCGCTCAAGGGAACATCACTGCCCTTCAATGGCGGCCCGCCTCGACATTTCGCCTGCCGGTCAATCCTGACGCCGATTCCCAAGACATTCCGCGACATCGGGATTGACATTGACGAACCGAAAGACGTCGGCAAGCGCGCATCATCGCTTGGCCAGATAGCGGGCGACACCACATTTGAAGGTTTCCTTAACCGCCAGCCCCCCGAATTTGCCGATAAGGTATTAGGCAAGGGCAGGGCTGACTTATGGCGAGCCGGAAAGATTACCTTGCGCGATCTGGTCAGCGGAACCGGTCGCCCCTTAACCCTCGAACAACTCCGCAAAAAAGGTTAACCCCCATGTCTTTCGATGCAAACGACCCCGAAACTAAAGCCGCACTAACCGCCGCCGTTAAGGCCGCCGTGGATGAAGCCAATTCCGGCCTTGAGGCCAAGAACAAAGAATTGCTCGACGAATTGAAGCGCACCAAAAGCGATCTGCGCAGCAAGTCGGAGATTAACCCCGCTGATCTGGAAAAGCTGGAAAGCGAAAACGACAAACTAAAGGCCGATCTAAGCGCGTCACAGAAAGCGGCCAAGGATGCGGCTGCCGTGGCGGACAAGGCCAGCAAGGCGCTTGAAGCGGAAACCGGCTTCACGCATAAGCTGCTGGCCGAGAATGGCGTTGTTAAGGCGCTATCCGATGCTGGCGTTACCGATCCCGCGTATCTCGAAGCGGCCAAGGCATTGCATTTGAGCAACGTCAAGGTGGTGGCTGACGGCGATGTCCGTAAAGCCATGTATGGCGACAAGGCGCTGGATGAGGCCATCAAGGAATGGGCTGGCGGCGATGTCGGCAAGAAGTTTGTCGCTGCCGTGCATAATTCCGGCGGCGGCGCTCCTGGCGGTACTGCCGGGGTGAGCGGCAAGACGATCAGCCGCGACCAATTTGGCCAGCTTGCACCAGCGGAGCAGATGGCATTTGCAAAAGAGGGCGGCAAGGTAATAGACCAAGCCGCTTGACAATACTGTAAAAGTATGAAATAGCCTTTCGTGAGTACGTCTGAGACTGCTCTTATTTCCGGTTGCGCCGGACCCGCTTGCTCCAGTTGTGCTGGGCGCGGTCATCACCAAAGACGCAACCGGAGTTTTCCCAAATGGCTAATACCCTCACTGATCTGATTCCCGACCTGTATAACGCGCTCGATGTAGTATCGCGCGAGTTGGTCGGCTTCGTCCCCGCCGTATCCTCGGATATGACCTTTGAACGCGCTGCTGTAGGCCAGACCGTCCGGTCCCCTGTTGCCCCCGCTTCAACCGCAACTAACATTGCACCTGCCGTAACCCCGCCAGATGACGGCGACCAGACCATCGGCAATGTCAATATGACCATTACCAAGGCCCGCCGCGTTCCGGTGCGCTGGAACGGTGAACAGTCGCTTGGCTTGAACAACGGCGGCCCAGGTCGCAGCTCGATCATGGTTGGCCAGTTCTCGCAGGCAATGCGGACATTGGCTAATGAAGTCGAGGCCGATCTCGCTGCCCTGCACATTAGTGCATCCCGCGCTTATGGCGCTGCCACGACCACGCCATTCGGCACCGCTGGCGACTTTTCGGATGCAGCCAATGTGCTGAAAATCCTGAAAGACAACGGCAACGCATCCGATGCGCAGTTGATTATTGACACGACCGCTGGTGCTAAACTGCTCGGCCTTCAGTCGCGCTATGATATTGCCGGTGATACGACCATGCAAAATCAGGGCGTAATCGTCAACAAGGCTGGCCTGATGCTGCGCGAATCTGCAGCCGTCAATACCAGCACGGCAGGCACGGCATCATCTGCCACCACGAATAATGCCGGTTATGCTGTCGGTGCAACTGAAATCACCCTTGCCGCTGTTGGCACGGGTACGCTTGTTGCGGGCGATGTTATCACCTTCGCTGGCGACACCAACAAGTATGTTGTCGAAACCGGTGTGGGCGCTGTCTCTGGCGGCGTGATTACGATTGCGAAGCCTGGCCTGCGAGTTGCCATGTCGGCAGCAACCAAGGCCATTGTGGTTATCGCGGCTGCTGCCCGCAATATGGCATTCTGCCGCTCGGCCATCGCTCTGGCGACCCGTGCACCAGCCCTGCCGGAAGAAGGCGACAGCGCCTCCGACCGTCAGATCATCACGGACCCGCGCTCCGGCCTCAGCTTCGAGGTCTCGATGTATAAGCAGTATCGTCAGGTGCAGTACGAAGTCGCACTGGCCTGGGGCGTCAAGGCTGTGAAGCCTGAGCACATCGCCCTTCTGCTTGGCTGATAGAATGGGGGCGGGGCTTCGGTCCCGCCTTCCTTTTTTAAGGAGCGGACCCTATGGCTACATTCAATAAGTTGAACGGCTTTTCGGAGCACGTTGCAGAAGGGGTGCATAACCTCGGCTCCGGCCAGCTTGTGCTCGCGCTGTCCAATACAGCACCCGGCTCGGAAGGCTCGCCGCCGACCGCATCCACTGCAGCTTGCGTACTGGCGAACGTGACGCAGGTTTCTTACACGAACCTTTCCACGCGCAACCTGACTACGGCCACCAGCCTACAAACCGCTGGCACTTATGCCCTGACGGTCAATGATCTGGTGCTGACAAGCACGGGCGGCACCACAGGCCCGTTCCGCTATGTCTATGTCTATAATGACACGCCAACATCGCCCGCCGATCCGCTGATTGGATATTACGATTACGGAAGTTCAATCACGCTGGCCGATGGCGAGACATTGACCTTTGACGCTGGCGCTAACATTCTGACGCTGGCCTAGTCCGATGGCCATTGCGACCCGCGACCAACTGATCGACGCGATGGCGAACAATTCGTCGCGGGTGATCTTCGACAAGGCCAGCATCACCAGCCAGACAGCGAACAGCTTTTGTTCGTTCTGGCGCGGCACTGGCCAGCCTGGGCAGGGTGCTGTTCCGACGACTGCGGCGGTCTGCAATGATAGCTTGCTGGGCTGTATTCAGTTCAACCAGCAGACTTCGCCAGCGACTAGCTATCTGACAATCCTTGAGGGCGTTACGTCGAACGCTTCGATGACCTTGGAGATTCATGACCGCCTGATGCACCAGGGCGGGCTTTCGGGCACCGTTGCTACAGCGCAGACCGTCAACCTCGATGTCGTTGCCAACCTGGCCACCGACGACCTCGATGCGCGCAAAGGTGATGCGAACTATAGCGATGTGCAATGGTGGCTGGAATGGTACACGGCTACAGGCGCGACCGTGGTCACTGCAACGGTCAATGTTACCTACAATGATGGCACCAGCGGCAACCTGACGGCGCAATCGCTCGCTGCAACCCGACCAGCTTCGCATATGATCCCGCTAAACGGCCTGATCCCGGCGGCGGATAGCGGCAAATACATCCGCAAGGTCAACACCGTAACCTTATCGGCCACCACCGGCACCGCAGGCAACTTCGGTGTGACCGCGACCCGTTATCGCGCCGCGCTGTTCATGCCGCTGGCCAATACCCGCTGGACCGCAGACTGGGCTGGCCTGGGCATCCCGGAAATCACGAATAATTCCTGCCTGTTTGCAGTGATGCTGACCAGCACGACCAGCACTGGCACCCTGCGCGCGACAGGGAAGATCACCCATGGCTGACCTATGGGGGCAGATCGACAACAGTTTGAGCGGCGGCGCGGACGTATGGGACGATGGGCAGGCAGGGGCAATCCTGCTGGCCGATTACCTTGCGCCAGCACCAAGCGGTTATGCACTCATTGCGGACGCCGGGGCTTTCTCACTGACCGGGGCTAATGCCGCACTGAAATCTGGCCACAAGTTTACGGCTGACGGGGTAAGCTACGCTCTGACGGGAACCGCTGTTAGGCTCGGCAGGGGCGTTCGCATGGTAGCGGGTGCTGGCGGCTATACGCTGGCCGGTTCTGTTGTCACGCTTGAAGCGGATCGCCGGGTTATTGCCAGTCCGGCAAGTTATATCCTGACTGGTGCAAATGCGTCTATCAAGCGCGGCTATCGCATTGCCGCCGGTTCCGGTTCGATTACTCTTGCGGGTTCCAGTGTGACGCTGGCCTATACTCCTGCCGCCGTCTCCTATTCGCTAACGGCTGACGCAGGGGCGTTTGTTCTGGCCGCTGCACCTGTAGCAATCGGGCGGGGCTTTGCCATAGCGGCCTTGCCCGCGCCCTATGCCATTACCGGTGCTAATGCCGCCTTTGCCAGGTCATACGCCATCACTGCCGATACCGCCCCGGTTGCGCTTGCTGGCGGTTCTGTTGGCCTGTTGACTGCCCGCACCATGCCAGCCTCAGCCGGGGGCTATTCGTTCGCCGGTCAAGATGCTGCATTCGCAATTGGCTACAATCTGGCAGCATCGTTCGCCGCGTTCAATCTAACTGGCGCGGACGCAGCCCTGATCTACAACACCGGCCCGGCTGCATATGTGCTGGTGGCCGAAATCGGCGCGCTAGTTCTGACTGGCAGCGAAGCGGGCGGATATCGGTCCAATGCCCCGCTGTCAGGAATTGAGCAGGTATATCCCGGCGTTTCGGGCAACGTCTATGCGATCACCTCTGCGCAGTCTTATCCAGCACCCGCTGCGATTGTATATCCGCTTGCAGGTATGACGCAAGATTATCCGCTGCGGAGGGCTGCATAATGGCTTTGATAGTTGAAACCGGCGCAGGACTGTCAACCGCCGAATCCTATATCTCGGTTGCCGACGCATCCACGCGGCAGGCATCTTTTGGTAATACCAATTGGTCAGCCCTTACCGCCACCGAAATGGAGCAGGCACTTCGCCGCGCCACAGACTACATGGTGCAGACATACCGCGCCCGCTGGACCGGATACCGCGTCACCGAAGCGCAAGCCCTTGACTGGCCGCGCTACGCCGTAACCGTAGATGGCTACACTGTGGACAGCGATAGCGTCCCGAATACGATTGCCAACGCCTGCGCCGATTTTGCACTAAAGGCAGCCGCCGGTGAACTGGCACCCGATCTCGACCGCGCTATTATCCGAGAAAAGGTCGGCCCGCTGGAAACAGAATATAGTGCCGCCTCGCCGCAATCCACCCGTTACCGCGCAATTGATATGGCGCTGGCACCCTATCTCAAAGGCTCGTCTGCAATGGCTCAGTTGGTGCGGTCGTGACCGTAGCGCAGCGCACCTCAGCCAATCGGATTATCACCGCCAAGGGGCAAGCTGTCACGCTGACACGCATTGCCACCGGCGCATACGATCCGGCCACCGGTTCGGCATCCACGACAACCACGACCCAGACCGGGCGCGCCGTCATTCTCGATTTTGCCACCGGCCTGCGCAAGATGGCGGGGTCCAACATCCCGCTGACAGATCGGCAATTGCTACTCTCTGCCGTCAATAGCAGCGGCGCGGCACTTACCGCCCCCGTGGTCGATGACAGCGTTACCGCCGCCAACGGCGATGTCTTTACAGTGGTAGAAGTCTCGCCGCTATCACCCGCTGGCCTCGATATTATTTACACCTGCACGATCAGGGGGGCAGCATGACCTTCGCCCTGGACCTGCAGAAGTTCGCAGAGAAAACCGCCGACAAAGCCAATGATGCGGTCGGCAGTATAGTTATTCGGGTTGCACAGGAAGTCGATAAGCGTTCGCCGGTAGGGGACGCCGCTTTCTGGCAGTCACCGCCGCCCAAGGGCTATGTCGGGGGTCGCTTTCGTGCAAACTGGCAGCTTGGGATTAGTGGACTGCCAGCAGGTATTATCAATGCAGCGGACCCTAGCGGCAGCGTTACCGTGGCGCGCATCATCGGGGAAGTTCCGCAAGAAGCCGCTGGCAAGGTTTATTACATCGCAAATAATCTGCCGTATGCGAACAGGATCGAGAATGGCTGGTCGAGGCAGGCACCCGCAGGGGTTGTTGGCTTAACCGCCACAATGTTCCAGACAATTGTAGATGATGCGGTTGGCCAACTATGAGCGCCGCCGCCATTCGTTCCGCCCTTGAAGTCGCACTTGCCGCCATGACACCGGCAATCGGGACCGCTTGGGAAAATGCACCATATAGCGCCGTAGTCGGCACACCATATCAGCGGGTTTTCCTGTTGTTTGCGGAGCCTGACAATCCAGAAATGGGCCGGTTTACAACGGATCGCGGTTTCCTGCAGGTTTCACTGGCCTATCCGCTCAACAGCGGTCCAGCCCTTGCGGCGGCCCGCGCTGAATTAATACGCGACACTTTCTACCGTGGTCGCTCCTTTACGTCCGGGGGCATCACCACGACAATCGAACGGACGCCTGAAATAGCACCCGCCATTGTCGAACCGGACAGATACGTTGTTCCGGTTCGCGTCCGTTTCTTCGCCAACTATACCGCCTAGGAGTTTAATAGCATGACCGTCGCACAGGGTATTGTAAAGCAAACCATCATCAAAAAGCAGAGCGCCCTCGGCACTCCTGCGACCGGTTCTGGCGGGCAGATTCTGCGCCGCAATAACAGCACGTTCCAGCTTGACCGTGATACGTTCGAGAGTGACGAAATCGTCAGCCATCAGCAGCATACCGGCATCGGCTATGGACAGGTCAAGACAACCGGCAAGATCGCCGGGCTGCTTTCGGCCTCGACCTATTCGCTGCTGTTCGCCAATCTGCTGCGCGCTGATTTCGCAGCGGTTTCAGCCATCACCACCCTATCCCTGACAATCGCGGGCGCGGGTCCCTACACCGTCACTCGCGGCACGGGCGACTTCCTGACCGGCGGCATCAAGGCGGGCGATGTTGTCCGCTTGACCGGCGGTTCACTGGACGCCGCAAACGTGGCTATCAACCTCCTGGTTATCAGCCTGACCGCCGCAGCCCTGACAGTGACCACGCTTAACGGCGCGGCCCTGACTACGGAGGGCCCGATTGCATCCTGCACAGTCACCGTGACCGGCAAGAAGTGCGCCGCGCCGCTGACGGCCCACACCAATGACTTCTACACCGTGGAGGAATGGTATTCCGATATATCCAAATCGGAAACCTTCACCGACGCCAAGGTTGCCAAGGCTGATATCGGCCTGCCATCGACCGGCAACGCCACGGTGGGCTTTGATTGGCTTGGGCTGGGCAGGACTCGCGGCACTTCGCAGGTTCTTACCACGCCCACCAGCGAAACCACCACATCGGTTCTGACCGCTGTCAATGGCGTTGTTTATGTCAATGGCTCGGCAGTTGGCAACAGCACGGGCGCATCCCTCTCCATTGACGGTTCGCTCAAGCATGGCGAGGCCATCATCGGGTCAAACTATGCCATCGACATTGACCGGGGCAAGATCAAAGTCTCCGGCCAGTTCACCGGCCTATTCGACAGCACCACCATTCAGGCGTTCTACGATGCCGAAACGCCGGTCAGCTTCGTGTTCATCATCACCGATACGGACGAGGCCGATAGTGCTTTTGTTACCTTCACAATGGGCCGCGTCAAGATCACTGGCGATGCGCCCGATGATGGCGAGAAGATGATTATGCGGACCTATCCTTTCGTGGCCGAATTGAACGGTGACGGCGGGGCGGCACTCGCATGGGATAAAACCATCCTGACCATCCAGGACAGCCAAGCAGTTTAACCAAACGGGGGGCTTTGGCCCCCCACACAATTAAGGATATAAAATGAACAAGCAGACCCCGCTTGATCTCGCTGATCTCAACACCACGACCGCTGCCGACAAAGGCTTTGAACTTGAATTGCAGCACCCCGTTACCAAGGCTCCGATTGGCGTATTCGTCAATCTGCTGGGCAAGGATAGCACGGTATTTCGTGACCACGTTCGCAAGTCGGCAAATGACCGTTTGCGCAAGCAGGCAATTAACAGCCGCCGCAACAAGGAAGTCGAGACGCCAACGATTGAAAAGATCGAAGCCGACGCGATTGATCTGCTGGCGGTATGCACAACCGACTGGCGCGGCGTCACCTATAAGGGCGCGACCATGCCCTTCACGGTGGCCAATGCCAAGACGATTTACGGCGAACTGACATGGATTCGCGAACAGGTCGATGAAGCAATAGGCGATCTGGAAAATTTTATGCCTGCCTGATCGAAGGGTTTGAAGCCTTCGCGACAGACCAGTTTGAACTTGCCGCGCCCCAAGAGGTCGATGGCAGGCCGCTCAAAGAACACTTGATGAGCCTTTATCGCCAGACAGGAAGGATGCCGGAGCAAATGCTAAACGCTGCCCCCCTTCCTGCTGGCCTAGAGGCTCTGTGGGCCGACTTTGCCGAATTGCACGACAGCCGGGGATCAACCGGCTTCGGACCAATGCGGATCACCTACAGCGACATGGCCTCCTGGCAGAGCCTCACAGGACGCAAACTGGCGTCTTGGGAGGTTGATGCCATACGCCGTGCCGATAATGCTTACCTAGCCTCATGGGCGCAGCAACAGGCGGATAAGAATGGTTGATCTCGCCACACTTGCAATCAAGATTGACTCGACAGAGGTTAAGTCTGGGGTGGGTGAACTCGACAGCCTTACAGCGGCGGGTGCCAAGGCTGAAAAGTCTATCGGTTCCGTCGCTGGCGCTGCAACCAAGACCGCAGCGGCATTGCATGGCGTTACGGTTTCTGCGGGGGCGCAGCGCGCCGGGATGCAACAGCTTTCGTACCAGATCGGTGACGTTTCGCAGCAATTCGCGCTTGGCACAGCCCCCATGACAATCTTTGCCCAGCAGGGCGGTCAGGTCGTGCAGGCGCTGAGTTTAATGAGGGGCGGCGCTGGCGGCCTGATTGGCTTTCTTGCCGGACCTTGGGGCACAGCACTGCTCGGCGCAACCATCATACTCGGTTCGCTATGGTCGGCCCACAGCAAGGCTGCGGACGGTTCCAAGGAACAAAAGGAAGCGGCGGAGGATTTAACCAAGGCAATTGACCAACCCCACAATTCGACAATTCGCGCCACGCAATCGACCTATGCATCTGCCCAAGCGAGTCTTTCGGACGCATTCGCTAAACAGCAACAGGCATCTGAAACACGCAAGGCCGCGCTTGCCGAACTTGAACTAGCTAAAGCAAAGGCAACCTCAGCGAACGCCAGTGCCGGGGCTGGGGGTCCGGCATATTTCACCACTGCGCGGGTCGGTGCAGCGGCAGCGGCAGAGGCGACCGTCCGCAGTATTGACGGCGAGATTGTCAGGCTAAACGCAGACATCGGTAAAACCACAGCAACCATTCGCGGACTACAGGGGCAAATCACATCGGGCTTAATTGCCGAGCAGTTCGACAAGAACGCCGCAGCGACCGGGCGGTTCAATCGCACGATGGACAAGCTAAATTCCGAACTACGCAAGACTGGTGATATAGACGCTTTTGCGTCCGGTGTTCGCAATGCGCGGACAGTCTTGGAGGCAGAGGAAGCCGCGCTCAAGAAGAGCAACAATGGCCACAAGAAGCGCAAGGAAACAATCAGCGATGCGCAGCGGGCTTACGAGCAGGCGTTCAAGTCAACCGACCGCTACATTGAAGGTCTGGAACTTGAAATCCAGAAGATCGGCAAAACTCCGGTCCAGTTGCGCGCCCTCGAAATCGCCAGGATGAAAGAGGCCGCAGCGACAGACACGCAGCGCCAGAATATTGAAGAACTCTCCGCAGCACGGGAAGCCGCGCTGGCGAAGGAAGCCGCAGCTAAGGCTTTAACCGCCCGCGATGACTATGACCGCAAGACACTGCAGCCCCTGCGTGATGAATTGGCACTGCTCGGCCTGACCGGCGTTGCGCTTATCGACAAGGCACAGCAACAGAAGCTTTCGGCACTATCCACCGGAGAAGAGGCATTCAAGGCCGATCTACTTGCCAAGGGCTTGACCGATGTTAATGCCCTTTGGCTCGATTATTACACTACAAACCAAGCCCTAATTAACGGGGGGAGCATACTTGCCCGCGACAAGATTGCGGCTGAGGACTTCGCTGAGGCGATGCGTGAATTACAGAGCATAGCGGGCGAAATTGACTTCGGCGCGGCCTTTGGATCGGCTGGGGATGCGCTAAATGGCATGGTTGACAGCATGGCGCGCTTGAGCGCGGGTCAATCCGAATATGCTAGGGCAATCAAGGCCGCTGGCGGGGATCAAATCAAGATCGCCAGCGCAACCAGCGCCAAGAAGAAGTTAGAGGTTAACGAAACCTTTGCATTGATTGGCGCAACCAAATCACTCTTTAAGGAGCAGAGCACCGGTTATCAAATTCTCGGAGCGGCGGAGAAGGCTTACGCTGCCGTCCAGGCGGTCAACACAATCAAAAACGTAGCGGCAGGTGCATCCAAGATGTTTTCCAGCCTCGGCCCGTTCGCCTTTCCGGTGGTTGCGGCCATGCTCGCGGTGATGGCTGGCCTCGGCTTCTCTGGCGGCGGCGGCAGTTCAAGCGTACCCTCAGCGCAGGACTTACAGGACGCGGCGGGCACCGGCTCGGTACTAGGCGATGGTGATGCCAAATCCAACAGCATTACCGCCGCGCTTGATATCATGGCCAGCAACAGCAACCGCGATCTTGAGTATTCTAACCAGATGGTTCGCTCGCTTCGCGCTATCGAAAACAACATCGGTTCGCTCGCTTCGCTTCTTGCCAAGCAACTCGGCTTGTCAGGCGGTTCGTTCGATCAATCCGGCCTCGGCTTGGGTAGCAGTAGCAAGGGACCGGGCAATCTGCTGACCGGCGCACTGCTTGCCCTTTCACCGGCAATTGGCCTGTTTGGCGTGATTCTCTCGCAGATTCCTATTCTTGGCGATATAGTGGGCGCTGTCGGAAAGTTCGTTTTCAGCACCAAAGTCACACGGACGCTGGTCGACCAGGGCTTGACCTTTAACGCCGCGACAGTTGCACAGATCGCCGCCAATGGCATCACCGGCAATACCTATCAGGAAGTTGAAACGGCAAAGAAGAAAAAGCTGTTTGGCATTAGCCTTGGCACCAAAACCAGCACTTCAACCACCACCGGCGAATTGGATAACGACCTTGAACGCCAGGTCGGCCTACTCGTCGGCTCGCTGCGCAACGGTATTGTCGAAGCCGCTGGCATCCTTGGCATCGAAGGCGCTGGCGCGGCACTGGACGCCTTCACAGTCAACATCGGCAAGATTAGCGTCAAAGACCTTACCGGCTCCGAAATTCAGGAACAGCTTGAAGCGGTATTCTCCAAACTTGGGGACGATATGGCCCGCGCAGCCATCCCCGGCATTGAGGCATTCCAGAAGGTCGGTGAAGGGCTGTTTGAAACGCTGGCCCGCCTTGCCCGTGATTACCTGACGGTTGACATCGCGCTGCGTTCAATCGGCAAGACCTTCGGTGCTGTTGGCGCTGCATCGGTTGCCGCCCGCGAAGAATTGATTGACCTGTTCGGCTCGCTTGATGAATTTGCCGAACAGACCAGCTTCTTTCGTGAAAACTTCCTGTCCGAAGCCGAACAGATCGCCCCTATCGTATCGGCATTGCAGGAAGAATTTGCCCGCCTCGGTCTAAGCGGAATTGACACCCGCGAGCAATTCAAGGCGGCGGTGATCGGCCTTGACCTTACCACCACGGCAGGCCGCGAACTTTATGCAGCCCTGCTCAATATCGCGCCAGCCTTCGACAAGGTGGCCACCTATGCCGAAACCGCAAACAAGGCTCTTATCGCCGGGTTTAATTCGACCATCGAGCAGTTCACCAAGTTTGCGGAATCGCTGCGCAAGTATCGCGCCACCCTATTCCAGAACGACCTGCAGGGCGCGAACGCCTATGCAGCGGCACGGGCGGCATTTGTAACCACCGCAACGCTGGCATCGGGCGGTAATGCCAACGCTCTCGGAAGCCTTGAGGGCGTTAGCCGGACATTCCTTGACGCGGCGCGCAACAATGCATCAACCTCGCAGCAATATCTGCGCGATGTTGCCGCCGTTGCCCGTGCTGTCGATAGCGGGATATTCGCGGCAGAAGAAACTGCGGACTATGCTCAACTACAGCTTGACGCGCTCAACAATTCGGTTTTGCTGCTGGCCAATATCGACGCAGGCATCCAGGCGATTGTCAACCCCACAGTCGGCGCACCCGCTGGCATTGCGCCACCCGCCGCGCCCGATGCCAATACCGCCGATATGCTGGCAGAGATCAGGGCGCTGCGGGCAGATAGCCAAGCCCAGAGTACAAAGATCACCGAGCAAAATGCAACGCTCCTGCGCCTGTGGACCCGCTTCGACGGTGACGGCCTCCTAGTCCGCACCGATGCGGATACTCCTTTGAATGTGGTGACATCATGAGAATAGTTCGACCCACCGATGCAGCCAACTTTGACTTGACTGCCAGCAACGTGCCCGAAGTAGCGCCCGCTGCCTATAATGCCGGAACGACCTACGCGGCAGACGATCTGGTGAGCGTGTTCACCGGAACGACCGCATTGGTTTACAAAAGCCGCGTCGGTTCAAACACCGGGAACACACCTGCATCTTCGCCTACGCAATGGCTATACCTGGCGACCACATACGCCGAATATGCGGGCGGCACATCCTATAGCCTTGGCGATGTTGTTATTGATGCGACGGCGCACCACGAATACGAAAGCCTTGCCAATGCCAATCTGGGCAATGCGCTGACCGACGCGACCAAATGGCTCGATCTGGGATTTAACAACCGCTGGCGTATGTTCGACCAGTCCAACACCAGCCTGACAAATAACGGCGACAGCATCACCATCACAGCCGACATAACGGGAAGGGCCGATAGTGTGGCGGTGCTTAACGTGGTCGCCTCGCAAATCCAGATCATCGCCACCACTTTGGTTGAGGGCGAAGTCTATAATCGCACATTTGAAATGGTTTCCGATTCCGGCGTCACCAATTGGTATGATTACTTTTTTGAGGCCATCATCCGGCGCGGTGATTTAATCGTTACCGACCTGCCAATCTATGCCGATATGACGATTACAGTCATCCTTGGCGATCCTGGCGGAACGGCCAACGTCGGGACTTTGGTTATTGGGCAGGGCCGCGATCTGGGCGCAACGGTTTACGGGGCGCGGGTCGGTATTCAGGACTACAGCCGCAAGGTCGCGGACGATTTTGGTAATTACACGATTGTCGAACGCCCCTTTTCAAAGCGCGCAAGTTTCAAGGTTGTCGTGGATAGCGCAAAGGTTGACGCTATCTCCGCATTGCTTGCCGTCTATCGCGCCACACCGGTCGTTTACGCTGGCGCTGACGAATACGGCTCGACCTTCATATATGGCTTTTACAAGACCTTCGACCTCGAAATTGCCTACCTCGAAAAATCAACCCTCACACTTGACATTGAAGGGCTGACCTGATGCCTTTGACCGATATCACTACATTACCGCCAGCACCTGCGCGGAGCGATACGCCGGAAGATTTCATATCAAAGGCCGATGCCTTCATTGCATCGCTGGCCGCGTTCGTGGCCGAATTGAATACGCTATCGAGCGAGATTGAAACGGCTGCGGCATTAATCGCGGTCGCGCCAGCCTATTCCGATTCTGGCCTGGTGGCCTTGACCGGGAACACACCTGCAGCGGATAGATTGCCATATTACAACAGCGCATCGACCTCGGCACTGGCGACGATTACCGCCGCTGGACGCGCCCTTATTGATGATGCAGATGCCAGCGCGCAGCTAACAACCCTTGGCCTTACCGCCAATGCAAAAAGCCTTGTTGCCGCCGCCGATTATGCTGCGATGAAAACGCTGCTTGGCTTGACGCTGGGAACCGACGCACAGGCATATGACGCCAAACTTGCAGCCATAGCTGGACTGACCGGCGCGGCGGATAAGGGCTTGCAATTCACCGGCAGCAATACCCTCGCTACCTATGATCTGACGGCCTTTGCCAAGACCATCCTGGACGATGCCGACGCGGCTGCGATGCTGGCCACATTGGGAGCCGCCGCCGCACCGACCGCGACCAGCAACGGGAACGGCATTGCAATCACTTTGGCCATTGGCGGCACTTCATATCTTGTTCAATGGGGCCGCAAAACCGCCGCCGCAAACGGCAACACGACCATCACCTTTCCGGTGGCCTTCACCAGTTCCACCAGCGTTTCTTGTGTGGTCAGCGGGGCCGGTGAAACCGCGACGGGAACGCAGGCAACGCAGGCTGAAATCCTATCCAACACCACGACCACAGCAACCCTCTTTAGCGGTTCGGACGCAGGTTTCACGGCCTTCTGGATAGCGTTAGGATATTGATATGAGCAACCGCCCGATACTTGACCAAGTGGCCCACGCAACCGCTGCCGCCGTGCTGCTTTTGCCAGTCCTGTTATGGCCCAATCCTCTGACCGGCGCATGGGCGGGGTTTTGCGCAGGCATGATCCGCGAGGTTACGGAAGAAGCGCCGCTGGTGACACTCGGCACCCTTCGCGCTGCGCTTAACTCGCGTCTTGATTTAACTGTCTGGACCCTGACTGGCGCAATCATCGGAGCCATAATCTAATGCCCGCACCAACAATCGACGCGCTCCCGACTGCACCAAGCCGGATTGACGCGCCCGCGACCTTTGTAACCACCGCCGATGCCTTTGTTGCAGCGTTGCCGTTGTTCCGCACTCAATTAAACGCGGTTGCGACTTATCTTGAAGGGCTGGAAAGCGGGACTCTGGATTCTGAATTACTGGCCATCGCGGGGCTAACTAGTGCTGCGGACAAACTGCCATATTACACGGGCGAGGGCGCTGCCGCGCTGGCCGACTTTACCGCCTTCGCCCGCACGCTGGTTGACGATGCTGACGCGGGCGCGGCCCTAACGACGCTGGGCGTCTCGACCTTTGCCAAGACCGTGCTGGACGATGCCGACGCAGCAGCAGCCCGCACCACGCTGGGCGTATATTCGACAGCGCAGGTTGATGCGGCTGTCGCAGCGGTTCCCTTCATCTACACGCTGGCCTGTTCCGATGAAACCACGGCGCTGACCACGGGCGCGGCAAAGATCACCTTTCGGATGCCCGATGCGGTGACGCTGACCGGCGTTCGTGCAAGCGTGACCACGGCCCCGACAGGCGCGGTTCTGACAGTGGACATTAACGAAGGCGGCGTTTCGATACTGTCCACCAAACTGACCATCGACGCCACCGAGAAGACCAGCACCACGGCGGCAACGGCGGCGGTTATCTCTGACAGCGCATTGGCCGATGATGCCGAAATGACAATCGACATTGATACGGTA